TCAGAAGCTGAAGCTGTTCCCGCGTATGCGGGGGTTATCCTTGTTTTTCGCAAAACAAGTGCTCTTAATGCCATTTCATTCTCCTTTTTCTTTCAGCCATGCGTGCTCGGCTTCCAATTTCGCCCTCCACGCGATGAACTTCTTCTCCTCCAGCTCCTCACGCTCCGCCGATCGTGCGGAAACATGGGTCGCGCTGTATGCCGGGAAAGTGCAGACCGAGACTTCGTAGAGCTTGACGTCACGAAGCGTCCAGTGGACAGATCCGTCATCGCGGATATCGGTATCCTCTTTACGGATTTCAAAACCAAAGCTGCATTGTGACACGTCCCCGCGCTGTACCCGGCTATACAGGTTCATCGCATCCTGATCGTTCGGATTGATCAGGATGGAACCGTAAAGCCCGTGATCATCAACGCGCAATGTCAAAGTGCCCGCACTGATTCTGCCCAAAACAAGTGATGTATCGTGGTTAATCAAAGCCCGTACGTCATCTTCCCCAAGCGCTCTATCGAACGCATGGGGATCGATGCTCTCGGACATTCCCGGCGCAATTTCATAATCCGAATCAAAAACGGAGAAGTATCCTTCGATCCGCTTCTGATCCCCGTCTTCTCGAGTAGTAAACTTACTTTCCCGTGTCTGAAGCTGGCTTGTTGCCATCGTCTTTTTCCTCCTGTTCCAGTTTTTTCTGTAAAGCCGCCATATCCTCCGGGATGTAATTTTCCAGCTGGATCAGCTCGGACAAACCTTCCCGCGGAGGCAGCCCCAGAACATCACGCGCTTCGTTGCGATCCACAACACCGTGATCGATGCCGTTGAAATAAACCTGCGCAAGGGTTCCGATGTCGTAATCGTACAAAGCGCGCTGGTTGAACCTCAGATACCACTTGTCTGACAGGATCAGCTTGCGCGTCAGTTCCTGTTGGATTGATACGACAAGCGGACGAATCCGCGCGGAGACGAAGTTATTCCATTCCTTCTGGCTGTAGGTTCCCTCTCCCAGAAAGAACGGCGGAACGCCGAGAAGCGCCGCGATCAGGCGCGTGTTTCTGGCCTCTGTATCGGTTATCGCCAAATCTGAAAGTGAAAGCGGCCGGATCTCTTTGACGTCGATCTGATCCGCGGGTACAACCCACGGTTCGCCCTGCTCGGACGTCTCGATGTATTCGTTCAGCAATTTCTTCCGGCCGGCCTTCGTGGAGAACTGGTCGGCAACGGCGTCCACCCGGATAATCATGGAGGGCTTCCACTTCGACTTCATGAACGCCATCTCGGTTGCCTGCGCCTGCCGCAGGATCTCCGCCGCATTGCTCAGGGCAATTGTCACGCCGCGCCCCTGCCATGGCCTCCGCTCATCCGGATTAAAAACGAAGTGTAATACGTCTTCCGGATCGTAGGGCTTGCCGTCGATCATGATGGAGTAGCTGTATCCTGTCGGGTCCGGAATAAAGCTGAAGTGCCCCGGCGGAATCGGCTGAAGATTCTGGAGGAGGCCTCCGGATGTCTGCGGAAGGACGATGGCGTTCCCCTTGCCATACAGAAGCATATTCATAACGATGTACTCCATGAACTGGGACCGGTTCATCGTACTGCATGGGTTGATATCGATCTTCCGGGACAGCGCGTTGATGATCCGGATGTCTCCATCGTCCGTGTTTGCCATCAGGTGAATCGTCATTGAGCCGATCAGTTCGGCAATTCGCCGGCACCCGGCCACAACTGCCGGAACGTCGGATAATCGGACATAGCCTCCGGTGCTGATGGATTCCATAAATTCGTCCAGGGGGAGGTACACCAGGCCTTGTTTCTGCTCCCGGATTCGCCGCCGGCCCCGGATGCGATCAAAAAAATTCATAAACCATTACCCCCACCATTCCTTGATTTTTTCGGACTTCTCGATGTTGTTCAGGAACCGAACGCATGCAAAAACGGATGCGTCGAAAAGGTCGATGCGGTGCTTGCTGTCGATCTTCTCAAACTGAACCATGTCGTCCGTCTTTTCCACAGCCTGCACATTCTGGACGCAATATTCGTAGGCTTCCGAATGCATGTAATAGAGCCTGCCATCTTTCGCGGCCTTCTCGATGTGCCGGAATCCCTCAGATTTCACATAGTAGTACTGCGGTTGGTCCACCACCCGGAAGTGATGCGCCTTCATGTCCATCCAGAATTCCCTGGCAAATTTCCGGTCGTAACCGATCTCGACGATCTTGAATCCTGCTTCCTTCATCCGCAGAAACCACTTGACAACGTCGCTGACATTAACCGTCGGACTGTTGCACATCGTTAGCAGGCCATCGTCTGCCCATCCAAAAAGCGGGATGTCATCCTCCTCTGCCTTCCGGACCGCCATCGTGATCGGGAAGAATGCGTGCGTGATAATGATGTCCACGCCTTTGTAATTCCCATATAGCGCCGCGGCGGTCAGGTCGTACATTCGTGAAAGGTCTGCGCCTCCATACCATTTGATCGGCAGCTTCGCCAGCTCCTCCAGCGTCCACTCATACTGCTTATCGCTTGCACGGAATTCCTCGATGTCAAACCATGCCTTCATGGCGGCGGTGTACACGTTCAGCGAACGGCTCAGAAAATCCTTACGCTGTTGTGGGTCGTTCTGCGCCTGAAGCGCATCCTGCAGCATGTCCTGCGGCCTGATCGTCACACCGTAGGATGGATTAGCCTTCTCGTGCTGTGCCGGATCCAGATAATCGACCTCGCCCTTGTCGCTCTGATCCGCGGCGGACACGAAGCAGAACATGCTGTCGTCCTGAACGGTTCCGTCCAGGATCTTGTTGGCGTACTCCAGCCGGTGGTAGCCGAAAGAATTCATGTTGTCGCCGGCGGTCGTGATGCCGATCATCAACTTATTCGTGTAGGCCTTCATGGCTTCCTTGAAGCGGTTGTACTGCGCCGGTTTCTTGAAGCTGTGAATTTCATCGGCGATCGCGAAGGACGCATTGAAGGAGTCCTGCGCATCCGGGTTGGACGGCATCGCGGTGATCTTGAAGAAGCCGTCCGGCCTTCCGGCCTTCGTGAAGTTCAGGCTGATGGTATGA